AAAAGTTTCCTCTTCTGACATAGGTATATCTGGTAGGTCTACTGCGCCAGTATCTAAGTTAGAAGGCTCAAACGTCTGATCTTGATTAAATTCAGATGTACCATTGACTGGTACACCAGTAGTTATTGAGACAGGAGGTATAATGTTAACTTCTGTAAAACCAGCATCACCCACGACTGGGTTAGCAGTACTTATACCAACAGGGGATAGGGTCTCTTCTTCTGACATAGAGACAGTACCAACAACTGGTATACCTGTGTCTAGTGCTGTCGTGGATAGTGTCTGTCCTTGGTCAAAAGTACTAAGGCCCAGAGTAGGAATACCAGAGGTAATAAAAAGCGCACCAAAGGTTTCATCCTCTGACATAGTGATAGCTGGTATACTTGCCGCACCAGTAGTGATGGAAGCAGCACCTAAAGCGTATTCTTCACTCCCCGCACCCGCAAAGGTAGAGGAGGCAAAAGGGCTGGTTCCAAACATTTACTGCTCCATTTAGTTAACGTCACCAACATATCTGGAAGTCCACATTGTAAGTGAGTATTTAATCCCAGACTGTAGCTCATCGACATAGTGACCATGAGTAACTTGGCTTGGGAACAATATGCAGCTACCGACAGGAACATCAAAGTTATTGAAGCTCTGGCGAGGGAAGTATAGTGTGGCTCCCTCATAGTTGTCGTTTAGCTTAACGCTACCAGTAATAAGAGCGGCGTCTGTGTGTAACCCCAGAGATGTCTGTGTGTCCATAGCATAACGCATGGTAAAGGCATCGCGTAGGCCCATATACTCAACTGGCTTCCAGTGTTCCTCACAGACCTTGAATAAGTTGTCTCGCCACTTAGCCTCATAGTCATCCCACAAACCAAGGTCTTTCAACCTAATCTCTTGTGCGGGAAACTTGTCTCCTTCCATCTGACCCCAGTTACCAAGGTTCTCAGACTTCTGGATTAAGGCTTTACATTCACTTTCTGATAAGAAGGGCATAACCAGAACGTCTTGGGCTACTTCTTCGTACTTAGTCTCTAGCAGGGCTGGCTGAAAAGGCTTAATCGTCTCATGATAACCAAACTCCCCTGCCACCTCGACAAAGAACGACTTGGCATCTTCTCCACCATTTCCGTGGTAGACACATCCGCAACAGTTTGTCCTGCTATTCCAAAGTTGCCCGTTTACTACTCTAATACTTTTGTCGTGGCTCTGAAAGATGTAAGCCTCATAGTCTAAAGCCACAAGAAAATCCCTTGTGGGTATAGGTTGAGAATTTACGTGTAAGAAACGGTGCTGACAGAATAGCTGATCGTCTCCGTTGTCTTTTGCGTTTACCTCTAAATCGAAGAAATATTTAAGTGCACCTACTCGACCAATATAAACCCCACTATTAAGGTACTTGTAAGGGGTCCCTTCATCTTTCCAACGGGACTTAAAGAAGTTATCATCCCCAAGCGGCCAGCAATCCTCTTCCGCACTAAATAGTATGTCCACATTAAAACCAAGGAACCTTTCCTTGATAGTAGATAGATCATCTGCGAGGAAGGTATCGTAACCGTCCATGAACAATACTATGTCGGTATCTGGTAGATCATTAAGGTACGATCTTACGTAAGAAATCTTTGGCATCCCACCAAAGCTATCCATGTTGAAGGCTTCTTTATCAAGACCTACATTTTTTACAGTGGCCTTTTGAGCGATAAGAGACTGGTTTAACGCCCAGCACTTACTGTCTTCTGTTCCTACAGTAACTACGTGCATATTTTGAAATGGTTTAGTTAACATCTGTGTATCCTCGATGGTACTTGGTCGGGTTGACCGTGGGATTTGAGTGACTACTTCTTTCTGATAGAAGTAATTGTTCTTGTCTTTTAGTCTCAGTGGAACCCACTCATCTGTGGGTATGATTTGATGTTCAAAGTCTTCTATAAGAAGTTTGGCTGTGGTTGGTGTGATAGCATAGGCGTGGCAATTATACCAGTAACCCATGTCGTTCCACCTGTAGCCTAACCAAACACTGTCGTGGTCTGTTAGTAGCCTATTAACGTCTGTTGTGTTTATACTATCAAACACAGCGTCCTCTTCAAGTATGATGCCGCCTACACCACTATCAACTACCTTCTCCCAAGCTCTTAGGTGGCTCACTGCGCACCCAAACTCTCCTATTAACAACGGTCGGTCGTGAATGGGGTCTAACCATTCTGCATTGGGCTTACAGCCAGTCTCAGATTGTACCTGTTCCCAAGTCTTACCCCTAGCATCATAGCAAGCTGTCCCATGAAGAGATAGTTGGTAGATTATCATTGTGGTTTAACGGGCCATGTAATGTCATGAGGAAATCCAGACTGTTCTGGTATTGCTAAAAGGGCGGCCCTGTACTGCACCCATTCCGTCTGTTTTTCTGAGGATAAATCAGCCCACCGCAACGGGTTTGTTACAACAGGGTCCACCTCAGTGGCGAGGAGATTGGAGCGTTGATCTCGAACGACTAGCGCCTGTTCTGCGTCCAATTCTGCTTGAGTTGGTGCAACGTAAGCTGCGAAGTCCGTACCAATCAGAGCCATGACTTTATCGTTGTTGATGGTCGTATCAGTATCACTAGGATCAAGTGTGTAAGGTATCCAGCCGTGTTTTGGGTGGTTAATCTCAACGTCCATACTAAGGTTGTCAGATGACTGTGATGCCGCGTTCCGGACTTCACTTATTTCAATTTCTCCAGTTGATACGGCTGCTGGAATGACTTCAGGCGGCACTCCTGCATTTTCCTCTTCTTCCATTTAGCTTATCCTTATAAATAATGTAGCAGAAACGCGATATGTCACGGTAGAAGCATTACCCATCGCTCTCCACGTACCTGATGGGGCAGAGCCGGAATTTACATCCATCGCAGTATTGTCAGAATAAGCATTGGTTGATTGAGAACCAGCGTATTTCAAAATGGAACCCGCATAGCTAGTACCAGACGTAATACTAGCAGCCGAATTGCGGCCCAGAAATGCGTAAGTTCCCACCGCCCCCAAAGTTGTGCTGCCACCAACCCCTGTCAGATTGGAACCGTCGCCAGTGAACGAGGTCGCCGTAATATTACCCGCATTGTTGATTGTCGCCTTTACAACATTGTTTGAGAGAAACTCAGTGCTATACATGTCAGTATGTCGAAGGCACCATTGGTGATCTTTATCTAGCAAGCCTATCTTATTATTGACATCTGCGTAGACTGCACCTCGCACAGTGCCAGCGTAAGTATCTCTGAACCTAATCCCATTTGCGCCAACGCCGCCCGCAACATTCCAAAAATCATTGTGGTCTGAGTAGAAATGCTGCAACGTGGCTTGGTTGTACATTCCCCTGCCGCTGGTATAGCTTCTAAACCAACTGTTACAATAAACATCATTAAAGGTTGGCGTCATAATAGTGCTCAAAGTTGGCGTGCCGCTAGTGCCGCCACCGGTCATATTTGTTCCAGCAGTTACGCCCGTGATGTCACCAACGTTTGCCGTCGCGCCGGTCGCTATGGTATCCAGTTTGGTGCCATCAGTTGATACGTTACGGCCATCTACAGTGCCACTTACGACTATGTTGTTTGTAGTTGTGATAACCCCACTGGTCCAAATGCCAGTTCCAATCGCGGACTTCGTAACGCCGTTTTCCACAAATAATGCCTGATGGCTCAATCCAGACTTTGACTGCCCTCCAACATTTGTATGAGTGTAAGATATACCGTACAAGTTACTAAGGCCGGTACCGTTTGCGTCCTGTTTATATGCGTTACCCATAGACCACACAGCTTGGTATCTTGTCGCTGAATACACTCCAACATTGCCAATTCCGTAGTTACTAACAAGCGTGTTGCCAGTCATCGTGCCGCCAGCAGTAGCAAGAAATGCGCCTGTCGCTGCGGGTTCACCCTTTTGGCCTTTAGCGCCAGTAGAACCAGTACCTCCACCAGAGCCAGTTTGACCCTTTTGACCCTTTTGTCCTACTTCACCCTTTTGTCCTTTAGCACCTTGAATACCTTGTGACCCAGTGTTACCAGTCTGACCCTTTTGTCCTTTAGCGCCAGTAGAACCACCGCCGCCAGTCTGACCCTTTTGACCTTTAGCTCCAGTACCTCCAGTACCACCTTGAATACCTTGAATACCTTGAATACCTTGTTGTCCCTTTTGTCCCTTTTGTCCTACTTCACCCTTTTGGCCCTTAGCTCCTGTAGACCCATTAGTACCATTAGTACCGGGCTGTCCCTTTTGTCCTTTAGCACCTTGAATACCTTGTGACCCAGTGTTACCCGCGACACCTTGAATACCTTGTGACCCAGTGTTACCAGTCTGACCCTTTTGACCTACTTCACCCTTTTGTCCTTTAGCACCTTGAATACCTTGAATACCTTGTGACCCAGTTTGTCCCTTTTGTCCTACTTCACCCTTTTGGCCCTTAGCTCCTGTAGACCCATTAGTACCAGCAGAGCCAGTAGCACCTGTAGCACCTTGAATACCTTGAATACCTTGAATACCTTGTGACCCAGTTTGTCCCTTTTGACCTACTTCGCCCTTCTGGCCTTTAGCACCTGTAGTACCAGTAAGACCAGTAGCGCCAACCTCACCCTTCTGGCCTTTTGTGCCTTGTAGGGCGGCGGCGGTAATAGTAGCTGTACCCCAAGTGGAACCAGAACCATCGTAAATAGCAACAAGATCACTAGAAGCGGGAGAAGCAATGGTACTAAGACCAGTAAGAGCCGCAGGTAGTGCAGCGGATGTTACATCAGCATTAGAAGAAATATTATCTAGCTTTGTACCATCGGATGATACATTTCTACCATCAACAAGAACTACGTTAGTTACGTTTCTATTGTCGTCTATTACTTCTGTGCCGTTTACTCTAATTGCCATCTTCGTGTACCCACTATTAGCTTATTATTATTATTATGTGATAGTTTGGTCAGCTTGGACTTCATTAGTTACCGACATAGTTCCGCTACTGTCTAGTTTAAACTTATTAGCCCCCTGATAGGAAAAGTACAGAGACCCGCCAGTTTCAGTTATAGCCCAGTCACCTAAATCTACGATAGTAGCATTAAGAGTACCAGTCATTGTCCCGCCCGATTTAGGCAAAGCATTATCCGCAGTAGTACCTTGTGTAGCTGTGGCATAGTCCGTACTATCAAACGCTTTTACTTCAGCAAGGTTAGTAATTTCACTATCCATAACAGCACCAGCGGATGTTACATTAGTTGTATCTGTTACATCTGCTCCGTCTTCTACATTTAACGCAGTTAGTAGTGAGCTTTTAGTTATAGTACCGATTAAACCTACAACTGATTGAACTGAATCTGTATTGTCGTGCTTAGACCAATTACCTGCAAAAACAGTGGTGGAGGCGTTATCTGTAATTGCAACAAGGTTATCGCCAACATGAAAAGCAACACTATTAACAGTTCCCGCGACAGAGACATAATAGAACCAACCAATTTGTGCGCCCGAAGGAAAACTGCCAGAAGATGCGTCCCAATCACCTTTATATACCATACCATTAGCAAGAGCCGCGATGTCAGTTTCCATTTCATCGAGGTCAACTGCCTGTGTAACAGAGATAAAATCTAACTTAGTACCATCTACGGATAAATCACGTCCATCTACAGTTTCAGAACCAGACATAGTAATGTTGCCTGTCATTTGCCCACCAGCTTTAGGTAAAGCGTTGTCTGCTGTAACTCCATCAGTCTCTACATCACGTCCGTCTACTGTGCCTCCAGACAAGTTTAAATTACCACTTGCATCTAGGTAAGTCGCTTTAGAGGAAGGCTGCGTGACAAATATAAACTTCTCGCCAGCACTCCAATTTACTGCACTGTTACTGTTTGAAGAGGATAGAATAGTTGTACGTGCCAAAGTGGTTCCAGAGGCAGTGTACGTACCAATACCTACTTCCCAATTACCAAGTACGTTGGTAACGGAGTAGTAAGTAGTGTTGCCATCCCCGATTGCGCTAAACGCTTGAAAACCAGCTTCGGCACCTGCTAAAGTGTAAGTACCAGTACCAGTAGTTGTAGTGGTTTCCTTTACACGATCTTTAACTACAAGTGCCATAGTTTATTCCTTACGTTGGATCAGGGATACCAATATCAAATGTGGCAAGAGTAAATGTGTTGCCATTTGTTACAGACTGTGACGCTGTAAGTGCTGCTGTAGCCAACAAACGAGAGTTGCCTGTATCAACAAGAGCGTAGTGTGTAACAGTGCCAGTGCCAGATATTGTACCATCTGCAATAGACGCTACTGTAACCTTTCGTCCACCACCAGTACGGTCAGTGGGTGCTGCAATCGACAAAGAAGTGGATAAACCAAGAGTGTATGTAGTCACGGCTTCTGTGTATGTTGTAGCCTCTGCTGAGGTTACGTGTACTGCGTTAGCTTCCAGATCAAGGACCGAAAGTCCCTCATCAAATACGCGATCATTAAGATATGCCATTATTCAGTTTCCTGTGTTTCGGGAGCTAGAAGCTCCTCTATTTCTGTAGCCCCATCAGGGTCATAATTTAGTTCAGCAATATCCATAAGGTTTTGTATAACCTCTGGATGACTACTAACGTTAATATCTGCGCCGTTAAGGTTACGCAGAAACCCTGCAATCTCACGTAGATCGTGAGGTGCCACATCACCAGCTTTAATCGTGGGCATAAGTGAATAGTCCAGACCGTTCAACTGCCAAAGCCTTTCGACTAGCTGCTTGTTAAGTACATCAACAATCTGCTGGATGTAACTCTCAAGAGCGCGTAGGAACAGGTCTGTCTTGCTCTTAGAAAGGGCGTAGGAACCACCCTGACTGCCAAGCATTAGGAACTCAGATAAGACGCTTCTAGCGATGTCGTGTTGATAACGACGAACGATAGGGTCAATGTCAATGTTCCTAGAACCACTAGAAGACATAAGCTCTACATCAACCAACCTGATATTAGTTGGACTTCCATCCTTATCAGGGTAGGTATCAGAAGGTGTTATGATGTAACCTTGTTCATTAAACTTAACGTCACGAAGTATTTGCTCTAAGTTGTTTCTGAATGATGCCTGTTGAGGAGTAGCATCAGACGCTAGGTACTCAGAGGGAATACGAGCAACAGGAATACCTGCAAGCTCTCTCTCGATTGCAATAGCTTCGATAGCTTGTATATTATTTAAGTACTCATATGAAACATAAGCATTACGTAAGATAGAGCGACCAGAGGGGTCTCCGTTAAGAGAGGTAGTTCTGTAGTACAAACTCTTCCTAGAAGGAATATAGTGAGAACCAGTGGCGTACCCTACGTCTTGGTACATACCATTAACATCACCAGTCTTAACGTCCACATCAAACCTAGATACTGTCCAAGGCGCTCTCTGAGCGATCTTACGGATGCCCATGCGTCCGTCAGTGTATTTAGATCGTTTCTTCTCATTAGTCTGGTTAGGTCCAACACGCCTTTTGTATACGACCTCAAACCAAGCAAAACCATACGACAGGCAGCTAAGAGCTTCCGCGACATGATCATCCAAGGTGTGATCCATATCATCAAGGACACTCTGAACGAAGTCAGCCTCTGCTTGAGCTTCTGGTGTGTCATTGCAGGCATACACTTTAAGGTCTACATCACGTAGTACCTGTTCTGTAGCATACATAACTGCGCCAATAGTGCTATCGTTGTCTCGCATCTCACGAAACTTACGAATAGCCTTCTTACCTCTAAGTTCGGGGAGAAACTCATCCGCACGGATTTGTCCATTCTGTGTATTACTTCCAGCGACACCAAGGGTAGCCGTGGATTCCGTGGGTGAAAGTTTCTTTACCATTTTACTTCAAGCCTTTAGCGTTGCTGTATGCCAGAACTAACTGTGGTTTTGCATACCCATTCAATGAGAGGTCCGTTATAGCCCATACCATAGCATCAAGACGGTCCGGTGAGCCTGTGGACCCTAAAGGTTCCCACTGTACCATCTGATCCTCTAAATCGTTTAGTCCTCTAACGTGCTTGACTTTCCCTTGCTCATAGAGCGCAGAGACAGGTTCAGCCCGTGCCATCTTACCCCTACTTGCATGTACGAGTTTCACAGGCACGGCTTCGTCTTCGGTATGCAGAGTGTGTCGGACCATATCACCACCTTGGTTCTTCTCCGCAACGATACGGTCAGCCATGTGCTTATGATACAGTTCAATGGCTTTAGAAGCCCATTGTTGAGGTGTGTAACGTCCCGTGTGATCTTCTAGGACGTATGCTATCCCGTTTACGTCTATTCCCGCGACAACAATACCAGTCATGTCGCTCTCAGCGTTAGAACTAATGGCAGGGTCAATAGACACAATAATGCGCGACAGTTGAGGAACATCGTCCTTGTCCATCTCACACTTATGTAACAGGTTTCTATTCCAAAGCGCACCTGACGCTTCGTCTAACACTTCTGCATATAACTCTTGCCTACCAAGACGTGTACCTTCATAGGTCTTTCTAACAGCTTCAATAAATGATCCAGCTAAGTTAGCTGAGTTATCAAACGTGCTACCTTTACTGACTACTGTATTTTCGTCAGCAATGATGCCTCTAAGAAGCTTAGTTGTTTTAGGGGTTGTTGTTATAAAGACCTGTGGCTTACGTCCCAGACGTAGCCCGAACATCATCATGTCCCAAGTCTCTTGAGCATTTCTCCAAGCACACAACTCGTCAGTCCAAGCACTGAATGCCTGTGGGCCACGAAGTCGCTCAGGGTCTTCTGCTGAGAAGAATACAGCCTTAGCCTCATTCTCCCATGTTAATGTGTTATTAGTTGGTGACCATACGGGAAATCCTAAGTGTTTACCACGATAGGTCTTATCACCCTTCCAGCAGACATTAAGTAGTCCACTGTCGCCTTCTACCATAACTCGTCTCACGTCCCCTTTAGTGGGCGCGACACAATGTACAATCTTATCACCCTTCTTAATCCGGTGACGTACCCATTCAGCACCAGCACGAGTTTTACCCCAACCACGACCAGCTAAGGCTAACCATACTGACCACTCACCTTTAGGCTCTATTTGTTCAGGCCTAGCCCAAAAGTCCCAATTGTATCTTAGCTCCTCTGACTTAGTAGGGCCAAGCTTACGTAGTATCTCTGCAACCTCACTATTGGGTAGTGATCTAAGATCGTCAGCAGTTACACTCACCCTCTTTGCCGCAGGTACAGATTTTACTTTCATCGGGGTCTAAGTTCTTTCCTAATAGACCCATCAAACTGTCAATAGCACTCTCGTCTATATCTGGGTCGGTGTCCTGTTCTACCTCATTAAGAGTACTATTAGGAGACCAACCTCCCTTAGAACGTAAGTAGAACTCTTGTGACTTGAAGTCACCATCAAGAGCTTGCTTTAAAACTTGAGAACCAACAGCTCCTACAATCTGAGCTTTAGTCTCTGAGATTAACTCCCCATACAACTTATAAAAGGTAGCTGTACTAGAAGGGGCATTTTGATACTTCTGGATAGACCCTAAAATATCTCTTACCAGAACACCATTCTTGGTGCCAGCGACAACTCTTTTAGCGATCACCTCACTATATGGTATTGCTTGATTAGTCATATTATCTCTTCCAGTTAAGCTTAAGTTTTATAGCGACAAATAACAAGGTTAGTTCCCACATCGGCATGACCATCTCTTTTTGTAACTATACAATCTGGAAGGGTTCGTCATGGTTGTGGGAATGCTAATAAAGCTACTATAGTATATACTAAAGTCTCATCACACTATGTAGACAATGTAGAAAAAGAAATAAAGTTCTAAAGTTAGAAACTATAGTAGCAACCCTTACTATTGTATAACGTCGGTTTTTACTAAAGTGTGAGATTCTTTTTTGCCTCTTTTTCTTATGTCGTTGACAACTAATGATTCTTTTATTTACTCCTAATGTTTGTCGCGGGTTAACCTTCACGCAGAGAAAGTATGAGACGCGCCGGCCACCTTCTTATTAGCCTGAGACAAATTGTCACACCCCCTAACTAAATAGTATTTTTTTTATGTTGGAAATATAAGTGGTTACGCCCACGGGCGCGAATCGGTCGCCCTGATTCGGAGGGTCCCAAAGTGATTCGCAAGGTGATTCGGGTGATTCGTGATCGAATGTTTCAATACTGTAACAATTCGTGATAAGGGCTTGACAAATGTATTTTAATGCGCTCGGCGAGGCGAATCGCTACACCATGCAATATAGTTTAACGTTGAACCATTATTGAAAACCATATCAACGCTTAACCATATCGGATCGTATACCATTGTGCACAAATAACAAACGTTGACTCCCTTCCTATGACTCAAAGTCAAACCCATTGCGCGAAATCTATGACCAAATATAAAGACCAAGCCATACCCATGACAGCA